CCACCGCGTTGCCCACGGTGCGCACCACGGCGTTTTCGTAGGTGGCGAACACCTCACCCCCGGCCACGTCCTGAACCCCCAGCCGGATGAACCGCTCGACCCGATCGGCCACCATCGCCGGCAGTCGGGAGATGAGCTGGCTCTCCATTGTGGTGCCGGCCACCTGCACGCCGCGGACGATCCGGGCCGCCTGCGATGCGGTCATCTGCACGGTCGGCGCTGCCAGGTCCCCGCCCGCCATCTCCACCATCTGGCGGGCAAACTTCAGCTGACTCTCCAGCCATGGCGCCAGGGCGGCACTGAGGGCCGCCAGCTGGGGCACCCCGAACGAGTCGCGCACGCTGCGGGCGATGGCTGCGGTCACCCTGGCGATTGCCTCATTCCGGCCCGGCTGTGGAGCTGCCACGCCGCTCTCACCCACGACCCGCTCCACGGCTGCCAGCACCTGCCGCAGATCGCGAAGCACCTGTCGGACCCGTTGATCCTCCAGGCGCTTTTGACGTAGGGCATTTCTGAGGAAAGCCTCAATCTGGGCGGAGAAATCAGCCACTGAGCAGTTGCCTCAGCCTCTCCACTGCAGCATCAACCTGATGCGCCTCACAGAACAGATGCAGAGTGTGATCATCGTCAATCGCGACGGTGAGCGACACCATCGGATCGTGGAACTCATGCGCCTCACCGTCGCATGATTGCCATTCGCCCAGGTCGCTGGCGATGGGGCTGCGGTCAGAGACCCATTGCCCCTTAGGCGGGATCGTGATCCTGTGGAGAACGCTCATCGGTCAGCTCAGGTAGGCAAAAACTTTACCACTGGTGAGCCGGACGGTCGAGAAATAGCCGGTAACCTCTACCCCGGCCGGGATCGGGGCGCCGCTGAGGCTATCGGTGCAGCTGCTGCAAACCGTGTCAGCATGGAGAACGGTCGCCTCCAGTGCCAGCAACCGGATAAAAAACTTGCCGGCAGGAAGGGACACCGCCGACCCTGCAGAGATGTAGCGGAAATTTGTGTACTCAGGAACTCGGGACATTTACAACCTTGCGTGTAGGTTTTTCCGGTTGTGGCCTAGGCGGCTGAGCAGGCGGCGAGGATGCCGCCGCCTTTGCAGCGATGGCATCCCAAACCTCCTGATGCCCTCGGCACCAGGTGTAGTTCATTAGACCCGATGGAACGTGATGGCCGGCGTGGTTTCGCCGGTCACCCTCGCCAGGAATGTGGCGGAGGTGTTGTGCGCCACCGTGGCTACGCCGTCGATCGTAATCCCGCCACCGGATGGCCCGGCGAGGGTAATCGCGTGGCTACTGGCCGCGCCGTTTCGGATGGAAATCTCGAAACTGGTCCCGATCTGCACCCCTGGCTGCAACAGGGCGAGGATTGCCGCTGCAGTCGGGAGGGTGATGGTGCGGGCCGCCGTTGGCGTCATGGTGACGATGCCGCCGATGGTCTGCGCTGCGGTCAGCGTTGTAGCCGCGTCGGTCGCCTCGGTGAGGGGCCGAACCTGCAGGAATGTCCCGGGGATTTTGGGGTAGCTATCACCCCAGCTGGTCATCATGGTCATGGCTCAAACGTAGATGGGGCAGGTGCAAGTGAAGCGTGCAACGGGCAGTTGCTTGGGAGAGCTCCACTTGAGCTCCCAGTTGGCGGTATCGGCCAGTTGGGCAGTAGTCGGCTGTTCGCCGCCTTTCCAGCTGGAGCCCAGGACGTGCATACAGGTGCCGTAGGTGACCTTGATGACCCTCTGACCAAAACCACCATCTTGCATGGTGTCTTCAGCCTCCTTAGTGTCGAGGGGGGCTTGCCAGCCTTGGCCGATGGCGCCTTGACGGAAGACGTAGACCCCGTATTTATAGGATCCAGGGGAACCAACTCGTGGGGCGTTTTCACTGACAATCAGCGCCGTATTCGCAAACACAGGAATCCTTGGCATGACCTGAAACGCCGGGCTGATGTCGCCAGGAACAACCGTCCCGCCAGTGAGAGCACTCGCGGCCACGGTTGACGCGGTGACGCCTGGCAGGTCTCGCGCATCCACGTACTGGCACAACTGACGCGATTCAAGATACGCGTAGATGTCAGGGTGAATGATGGCGGTGCCGAGCTGAGTGGTCATGTTCGCTGCGTCTTCACCGACCAAAAGCCGGGTACGAACCAGTTGCTCGTGACCAAAGTCGCTTTCACCACTACCGCCACTGTCGATGGACATCGGAGCAAAAGCGGCGGTGGAGTTGTTGGTGCCAACGACACCAAACAAGCCCTGCAGGGTGGCCAGGGCATCCGTCTGGTAAGCATTGGTGACCTTAGTGCCCACCTTGGAATACATCACCGCCTCAGGGTCGTTGTTGACGCCTAGCGGCAGCTTGGCCAGGCCGGAAACACCCCAGGCGTTGGAGCGATAGTGAATAACGCCTTTTTGCTTGCCGGAGCCGTATTTGTTGGCTTTCAGCGGCACACCTTCTTGGGGATACTGCATTTCCCCATCAAGGTCGGGATCCCAGTTCGGGATTTCAAAGGTGTAACCCTGGTCAACAACTGCCTGAATAACAGGGTTGACCTGCACAATGCCGCTGAGGAAAAACGTATTGCGCAGCAAAGAATCGCGGACAACGTAATCCGTGTATGGATTGAATACTTGCGTATCCGCTCCGTAAAGGACGGTCATGGCTAGGCATGATTAGGGGGCGAGTGGCCACGGGCCCCGGGTCGGCACAGCTTCCCCGTCCTCTAGTTTGCCTCAGCCTTTATTCACGGCGGCAGTGGCGGCGGCTGCTCTGAGCTGCTGCGCTAGGCCAGGATCGCGCCTGGCGATCACACCTTGCTCTGTCAGGTTGAAGGTTTCCCGTGCCCATGGGTTCCTGAACCCAGCCGGTAGCGTGGACGCGGCAGCACCCGCTCCGCCAGATCCACCAATCGGCGCACCAGTGCCGGCCGGCCTGGGGGCCTTCAGCCGCCACGGCGGCAGGGTGGCGCGAGCCCACTCAGCAAGCGGTGTGCGGTTGTAGCCGCTCACGACCACGACGGAGCCGTCAGCCTCGGTGGCCAGCTGATCGGCCTGAAGGTGCAACTTCAGGACCTCATCGGGCCCATGCACGTGCTCAGACAGGGCGGCAGCGGCTGGCCCCAGTACCTTGAGCTGTCTGATCTCAGCCTCCAGCTCAGCGATGCGGGTCTTAAGCCCCGCCTCGCTGTCGCGGTACTGCTGCTCCAGCTGTTCGCGGGCTTGGATGTAATTGCCCTCAGCCTCCAATCGCCGCGTTTCCGCGGCTTGCCGTTCCGCCCACAGCTGGCGGGGGTCCACGTCCTCGGGCAGGTCGGCAAGGCGGCCGGCAAGCCGTTTTTTCTCGGCGAGGAGCTCCTCGTTCTTGCCGCGCAAGCGGGCCACCTCTGCCGCCAGCGCTGCAGCATCTGCAGTGACTGGCGGGTTGGGCGGTGTGGCCTGCGGCGTGGTTTCTGGTGTGGTTTCGGCGGACACAGGCGCGTGGCGGGTTGCGCTGAGTTTAGGCTGCCAGATCCTCCTCTACGAAGTCGCCTTCTTCACCCTCCTCGCCCTCCTCGGGCACGTCCTCCATGACGGTGGACATAAGCTCGGCTTTCACGATTTCGAGGATGCCAATCAGGGTTTGAACCGAGCACTCGGCCTGCTCGGCAACGCCAAAGACTGCGCCACGAATCGCGTCGTAGGCCTGGGATTCATTCATTGTTGGGCTTGCGCAAAGCCCTCTCATGGTAGCCCGCCAAGGCTGGCGTCAAGCTGAGCCTGTTGGTCGGCGAGGGCCTGAGCCCGCGCCTTTGCCGTGTCCTCGATCTCAGTGGCCAGGTCAAACCCATCAGGCATCCACTCGCCGCCTTGCAAGACCCGAAGCAGCGTCTCCTGAGTGATCTTGCCATTGGCCTCCAGCTGAATCATTTGCTGAACAATGGCGGGATCCAGGCGGGCGGCAACGAAGTCCTTGTTAATCTCGCAGCTTCCGTAATCCTGAGTGTTCATCAACAAGCCATGATAGCGCAGGCATTCGTTTACCATATTTTGTAGTCCCATGGCGACGGATTGAAGCGGGCTATCACCCTGCGATCTGTCAATATGACGTGCTTCAGCGCTTGCGTTTGTGTAGTTCTGCCCCATAACCTGAGACATGCCAAGTTCGGCTATTTGTTTTTCGATTCTATCAATCTGCTCAAATCTGTATTGGTAGCTTGTTCCGACCGGTTCGGCAAACTCCGCCCGTGCGTCAACAGGCCAGGCTGTAGCAGAGTTAGGACCGCTTTCCACCTCCTCAACCTCAGCCGGCACGCCAAACAGGTTGTAACGCGGCACAGCCGCAACACGCAGAATCGTATCCTGATCTGACAAGCACCGATACGCTTGCGCATTGAGATGCGCAGCATCCTCAAGCGGTGGCCGCGATTCCAGGTCTTGAATCTGGTTGGCGTAAGCTACGGCAAAAGGGATTTCATCGATATATGTAGGAGTCTCGCCATCCGTTAATTCTTTCCATTCGCTAGCCGTACTTTCCTGCTTTCTGAACAGCTGATAAGACCCAGGCCGAAGCACGCGAACCTGTTGCACAACCTCGTAACCGTAGTCGCCATGGGCAACGATCGGAGTTTCAAGCAACCGCAGAAGTACAAGTTTTTTCTGCCCGCCAACGATGTCATAACGACCTCCCAGGATTTGCCTGGCACTGTACGGAACCCAGTAGGGGCGGAGAAACTCAGTCACCGGCGTATCATCGCCTTCATCACCCCTTGGCATATCCACCAGGGTGCCGACGTGTCCGAAGCGAATATCAAGCTGCGCAACCTTGCGCAAGAATACATCAAGATTGGAGCCCATCATATCTACGTCTTGCATGTGATCAAGCATCAAATCATTAACATCACTCAGCACGACCGGCTTACGGGTCAACATGCCAACAAGCATCCTTTCAAGTCGTAGATAGTACGGCGGACAGACTGCGGCGGCTAAGCGTATGTCGTAATCCGTTTTTTGCTCTCGCGGAAACCGTGGTAGAAACAGCTCACGCTGAGCCCGCATTGCCAGCGTGCCACCCGCCAGCACTTCTGGCAGGATCCAATGGGGCTCTTGACGTTGATAAACAATATCGGGATCTTGGACCTTGAGATCTTCGTAGGTTGTCAGGTTGGTATAAACACCACCCGCCACGGGGCGAAACCGTAGCCAGCGTTCAGCGCCAAGGTCTCCGGTTTGCACGACCGTTACACCAGGAGGTACTTGCCCCATCGTTCAAACCGTTTCCCCTAGTTTGCCCCATGCAAGCGCAAAAAGCGCTAGGCAAACTAGAGGAACATCACCGGGGTAGGCATGGCCAAGCAGATGAAACGCGACGCTAGGGGGCGGTTCGCCTCCTCGGGGACGGTGCGCAACAAGCGACCGGAGACGTCTGCCAGCAAGCCGACCCGTGCAACCAAGGCCAGCACGGCGGCGGGGCGCACATCCAAGGCGCCGGTAAGCGCGGCGAAACTTAAGTATAAAGAATTGAGCGGAAAGGCAAGGGCAGCCGCTAACGATAGCAGCATGTGGAGCAGCGCACGGGCAGCCGGTGCGGCCAAGGGTGCGGTAACCCGATTCACGAACACCAGAGGGGTGAAGGGCGGCACCAAGCGGCCAGTGGCGGGGGAGGGGAAGCCGGCGAAGAAAGCCGGGACCGCCGCCAAGCCAAGGGCGAAGAAGGCGGCCGTCAAGCCTGCGGCAGCGGCTCCAGCGGAGAAGCCCGCACGGAAGCCCATGGCGAAGAAAGCCACTCCAGCGGCAGCGGCTCCAGCAGCCAAGCCGGCCCGCACATCGAAGGCGCCAGCAAGCGCAGCGAAGACTAAATACAAGGAATTATCACGTAATCTCCGGATAGAGAAAGACAATCCGTACGGCGATTCCCGCACGATCGGCGCCGCAAAGGGGCGAGTTTCCCGCTTTGAGAACACCCGTGGGGTGAAGGGAGGCCCCAAGCGTCCCGTGGCAAGTGGTGAACCCGCCAAGCCGAAGAAGAAGAAGCCCGCGACGGCTGGCAAGGCTGCGGCCAAGCCGAAGAAAACAGCCACTCCAGCCGCCACCACCCGCGGCGGGGCCATCGTCCGATCCCCTGGCGGGGCCATCGTGCCCACCAGCAGGGCCATGCCGGCCGCTCGGCCTGCTGCGGCATCAGCTGCCCCTCGCGTGCCCGCCAGCCAGCGGCCTGGGTCGATGACGTCCACCCTGCGAGGCACCCTGCGGACCCTGGCGCAGTCCGACGCGAGGATGCTGCGGGATATTCAGAACCTGGTAGGCGGCTCGCCCAAGCCGCGGCAGGTCAAGGGCGGGAAGAAGCCAGCCGGAGGGGGATCGCCGCCAGCGGCACCGAAGAAGCCCCGCAAGACCGCAAAAAAGCGGTAGGGCCGGCGGCGGCAGCCCCGGCCGCCAGCAACATCAGGCCCCTGAGCACCAAGCTCCAGGCGCAGCGCCAGGTCAGCCTCAGCCCGCGTCAGTTCATGGCGCAGGAGAAGGCCAACTCTGAGAAGGTGGCCAAGGCTGCCGCCGATCGGGTCCGCAGCGCCCGCAGCGTCGTCCGACCGTTCCCTGGCGCCCGCGTCCGGCAGGAACAGCAGATCATGGGCGAGGCACGGCGCTGGTTCGCATTCGAGGCAGCCCGTAACATCGCTGAGTCGAGGGGAAGGGGTGCAAGGGCCAAGGTGGCACGGGATGTGCTGAAGAGCCAGGGGCGGGCCGCCAGGGATGCAGGGATGGCCCTCATTCGTGGCCGTGCCCAACGCGCTGCAGCCGCCGCCGCAAGGGGCAGCAAGCCCGCTGCCAAGGCACTGCAGATCTACGACCGTCAGCTGGCGCCCGTGACGCCCAGGGGACGCGGCACGGGCCGCAACAACCTGGTGCCAGGCCCGAGGAACACCAAAGGGCCGCCGCCGAAGCCGAAGGCAAGGAAGCCCCGCAAGCGCCGCTGATCACCACTTCACCCGATCAGCCCAGTAGGCAGCCGAGAGCTTCCCCCTGGCGATGTTCGCCGCGTGCCGAGCCTTGAAGCTGGCACGGCGCTTGCGGTCGGACTCCCCCTCGCCCTTCTTGGCGGGGCTTCCGCTCACGCCTTGCTGGCCGAAGCGGATGAGCTTGATCGTGCTGCCTTCCTTGGCCAGCACAACGTGAGACTTGTTGGGGTGATTTGGTGTTCTTTTCGGCTTGTTGTAGCCGTCGAAAGTTTCACCCCTGTAGACGATGGACATGGCGATGTAGCGGCTCAGTACAGCCTAACCCCCCGGACAGCCTTGCCAGCCGTGGCGCGGCCAATCTCGAAGATCCGGTGAATCGGGTAGCTCAAAGCGTCTGTCCGGTGATCGTTGCCGCCCTCTTTGTCTGGGTCACCTTTCTCGTCGTAGCTGTGCTGCTCCAGGTCGTCGATTAGCCCCTTGCAGCTGGGGTCAACGAACAGCCTCGCCTCGTCCTGGGCATTGCAGAACATCGCGTTCGTGGTGTTGATGCGGTCCCGCACCGGGGGATTGGAAGCTGGTGACATATTGCTGATTCCGAAGTCTTGCAAAATCGCTACATCGGTCCTCGTGCTGTTGGTTGAGCGATGCCCGCCGCTGGAGTCGGGGTAGCCCTGGATCCTGGCGTCAGGCCAGCGGCGCCTGATCTCCTCGCCAAGCTTCGCCGTGTCGTGCGCCTTGATCTCGGCGAACACGTGAGCCTCCCTGCCGCGCCGCACCATGGCAATGCCGTTCGTGTTGCCGACGTTGAAATCAACCCCCAGGATTATCGTTTCGCTTTCGTTGTACTGAACCGGTCTAACGTTGCGTTCTCTGGTGAACTTATACCATACCCTGCCGGTTGCAAGGTTGATGTATTGCCCATGGCGGTAAGCAATTAGTTCCTCTTCTGTATAGTTCTTCTCCATCTCTTCAAAGAAGTTTGGCGACAAGTGCGGATTGTCGTCGCTCGACATCCTGATCAGACGCCTGCCCTCGACCGCTTTACCCTTCTCCGATCCGTACATCTCATAGTGCCACTGGAAACCCTCAGGCGTTGATGAGTTGATTTTCTGGTTCACCATGCCCACCCTGACCCGCCCGACGATTTTCTTATAAGCCGTGCGGCAGATTGAAGCTTTAAACGTGTCCCCTTCGTCGCCAATGCTCCAAGCCCAGTCAGGGCCAACGATCCGCCTGTAGTTTTCAAAGCTTCTTGCTACAACGGTGCTGCTGAAGTCTTTGAAATGTAATACGTGTTCGGGAGTATTCTGGCCGCGTGTAAATGTATAGGGTATCTCTAACCTTTCAAGCACTTCTTCGAACTTCGGTAGCCATATCTCCTCGACCATGCCGTAGGTCGGCTCCAGCACAGCACCGGTGAACCCAGGGTTGAGGATGCTGAGCTGGATCGCCTTGTAGGCGTCGGCGATCGTTTTGCCGGAGCCGTAGCCGGCCACCACGCCGATCTCTGGCGACGTGATGTCGTCGAACAGATCCACCTGCCTGCCATGGAGCTGGCTGCGCATGGTGGCCATCAGGCCATCGAGGCTCCCCCGGTAGAACCTGCCGCCAATGCCCCGCAGCCGCTCACGCGCCAGGGCGGCGGCGATGGGGTCAGCGAGGGCTGTAGGCACGTTGTAGGCAACGTAGACGAGCCTCTGCCAGCTCCTGCACGGCCTGCTCAAGGTCTTCGATGTACGGGTATGGCCGCTGGGGTTGCTGCTCCGCCTCAGCCTCCGCCACAGCGGCGGCAATCAATGCACGGTCGATCATGGGTGGGTGTCGCGAAAGTGACGCAGCGTCTTGCTCAGCTGCTGCCCTCTCACGGTAGCCCGGAAATCAAGCGTGAAGCACTCGTGGCACATGATGCGGCCATCCTCCAGTTGCCAGCCTGTGGGAGGCCCTGGAGGCCCGCCAGCGGGGGCGCCGCAGTCGCTGCAGGGGATGGGGTGGGTCATGCGGCCGTGAGGGCTAGGCCTCGAAGGCTGAGATCCTCTCGCCCAGAACCTGAGACAGCTCCTGCATGATCCCGCGCTGGCGCTCAAGGCGGGCCTGTTCACCTGGCAGAACACTGTCGAAAGCGTCGGATCCGATGAACGCGGTCAAGCGCTCAAGCCTGGCATCGTTTAGGGCCTTCTCTTCAACCACGCGCTGTTGGTAGGGTCGCCGGTGGTGGGGCATTGGTCGATCCGGTGGGGATGGCTCCATTATGCCCCGCCCCGCACCCGCTCGAAACTCAGCCCCAGCACGGTGACCGGCCGCCGCTCTCGGATCGCGTCGTTGATCCCCGACGGACTGACGAACAGCTCAGCGGCAGCTGCTGCGGCACTGTCCCACCGCTGGCTGGTTTCGATGCAGCGAATCGAGTAGCAACCTGGGGGCAGGGGATAGCGAGCGGCAACATCCTCGGCCAGGTCGCGATCCTCCAGCAACTGAAACAACCGGTCAGGGTCAAAGCCGGCCAGGGCCTTGGGGCGCCCCTTGGCCAGCCGACGCCAGCCCTCGCGGCTGATGTAGCGCATCGTGCCAGTCCAAATAACTTGCAGAAAAGACCTATTAAGGGGATTGGTAACTATCTTTAAAATTCGTTTTTGCGAGCACCCGAGAATCAGCGCAGCCCCGCCGGTAGTGGTTAGCTTACCTACCCTCATCGTGGTGTTCATGGGATTAATATATCCA